GTCATATTTATCCTCGAATTCCTCTCTGACATCTTCGACTTCTTCCGATAATGCCGTTTGTACATTAGTCAACCAAATATCAATACTAAGAAGATTACTTGTCATTTGTGATGATAAGCTGTTTTTGGCTGTATCAATTCTATCAATAACATCACTTTTTGCATTATCTATACTATCCGAAAAATCCTCACCAACACTTTCAACCTTTTGCAGTGCCTCAGCCACTCCATTGTCAATCCTGTTAAGGTCAAGAGCTGTAATCGGAGTAGTAGTGTTGGGGTAGTCTTTCCAAGTTTTAGGCTGATAATCCGACATATAACCACCGTCCTTTTCTTATATTTAATCGTCGTCAAAATATTCCTCTGTATACCTTATGTTTTCGGCATTAGCCGAAATCTCATCTGTTATAGATTGAATACCCGAAAGAGTTCGGCTCAACACCATAGTGTTAAATATTTTGGTATGTTCACCTTCAAGGTCAACCCAAGTTACATAAACCTGTATCTTATCACCGAGTTCAACCCAGCTGCGGTATTCCGATTTTAAGTTTATAGGGTCATAGCTGATAACCATAAAATAATCTTTAAAGGACGAATCTATTTTTGCAAATTCGGAACTAAAATCCGATGCTTTATATCCTTTGGTGATAATATTAATATCTTCCAAAAAATAAAAATTTTCATCAGAACTTGAATCAAAATAATATCGACCCGTACCGTCCTCAAAACCTGCTATGTATAGACCTGTGTAGCCTGTCTTTGTAAAATCTTCCGTTTCAATATCGATATAGTAGTGATAAATCTCAATATCCTCCGATTGATTGTAATCACGGAAACTGATAAAATCCAGAAAACCATCGCCATCGATAAAGCAAAAGCAGCCGTTAAATTCCATAATCTGTCTGAGAATCTCCCCTACAGTTACTTCATCATCTGTCATATATAACAGTAAATCATTGGCTGGCAGCGTTAGAGTCTCAATTGCGGCTGCTTTACGAAAATTAAATTTTTTCAACAATTCTTCCCAAAGCTTCCCGAGAGTTATTGTGCTTGAATTTTCAAACAGACTTCGATACCAGTTTGTACAATTAACCGTACCTATCCAATAAAAATCATCGTAGGCAACAATTTTCCGTATAATACGGTTTTTAGATAATTTACAGCTGTAAATCATACCTTTGAAAAGGCTTATTGATTTACCGCCATACCCTTTACACATAGTGAAACCGGGATAAGTTACAATCTCATTTGAATCATTGGCATTCGGATAAGTTTGACTACCGGGATAAGTCGGCATAACCGCCGTTTGATACAGCCACACCGAAATTTCTCTGCCTGTCAAATCAATATTCTTTGTAACTTCAATTTCAAACTGACTTGCTATACAGCCACCAAATTTCAGGTCGCTGTCATCGCAAAGGCTTTGTGTGAGTTTCATACTCTCCGATACAATTTCATCATTGAATATTTGATAAACCGTTCCCGAGTTGTCATCGGGAATATTAATTACCAACTGATTTTCAACACTTCCGTTAAGGCAGGCTCTCTTGAAAAAATCGCTTGCTTCTCTCATATTTTCACCACCTTAATATTCCGTAAGCTGGTATGTAACCGATTTATACCAACGTTCGCCGCCGAAATATCCGAGTGTACTGAAAGTTGGGTCGGATATATAAAAATAGCCTGTGGTATACTCGTTTGTTTCGTCATTCCAATATTCAACGAAAACTTTTCTCTCTGTAGGGTTTATCATACCGGATTTTATAATATTTTGAAATTTTATTTTATCCGATAAACTCATAGGGCAGGTAGTAAACATAATAGTTGTTTTAAAATTCGGACTTGTCACACGGTGAAGAAGAATATTTGCATCTCGATAAGCTTCCAGTTCTGTTCTTTGGTTTGGAGTAGTAACATAACCGTCCGAAGTAATATACTTTGTCGGCAGTGTTGTACCATTAAAACTTAAAAGATATTCACTCATAAAAACCACCTTTACGCATATGCAGATTTGCCGCCGTGTCTGCGTTTATAAGCGTTATTCTTCTTAACCGTACTTTTAAAAAGAACATCTTCGTCACACTTCGCTGTAATCTCAATATTTCCACCGCCGTTCTTGTTAAAATCGCAGAGCATTTTCAGATACATCAAAATCTGCTGCAAAATTTCAGTATCATCGGAGTTTTCGCTGTCAAGCATACCCTGCAGCGTTGAAAGCGGAGATATAACCTCAGGGTCATTGTAAGCATTTTTATTGTCGCCGACCATAGCAATGGTAGGTGCTTTTACAAGTCCGCCCTGTGCAAGACGTGGAATCCTCGGCACTTCATCGGGCAATGTAAAGCCCCAATCTTTACCAAGCAAATCACCTATTTTACCAACAAACGCACCTATTCCGTCAACTATCTCTTTCAACATACCATAAAAAGCCGACCAAACCGCATTCAAGGCATCTATAACAAGGTTTATAGCTCCCTTGATAACTCCCCATATAATAATACAGATACCGTGGATAAACTCCGCAAGACCTTTGACACACTTTTCTATATCGCCTGTAAAGATACCTGTTATAAAATCAAGAACACCCTGCAAACTGCGAATGATACCTCTAACAACGTCAACGATAACTCCGAAAACATCAAGAACTGCGTCCCAGATTGATTTCAAAGCCCCCATAATTCCTGTAATAGGACCCCTCAGAAGCTTATCCCAAAGCGGTCGAAACCAGTTATTCCACAGAGCCGAAATACAATCCATAAGACTGCTTACAAATTCAAGAATGTTGTTCCAAAGCTTACTCAAATGATTATCCCAAAAATCGCCTACCGAATCTATGAGATAGTCGATAAACGGTGTAACATAATCATTCCATAGTTCCATAAGGAAATCGCCAATATCAAAAAGAGTACCTATAAATCCGTCAAAAGCCTGTGAACCTTTTTCGTCCCACCAAGTCGTCAAGGTTGTTCCGATATCCTCCAAAATACCACCGAAAGTAGACATTGCATTTGCTGCATTGCCGTTTAAGCCGTCAAAAAATTCGCCTATTGTGTCGCTGTTGTCAACTGTCCAATCCTCGAAATTTTTCGATACAATATCAAGACCGCCCGAAAAAACATCTGCAAACGACAACGCAAATATACTCGCACCGCCCATTAAATCGGCATAGCCTGTGGAAAGCTCGTCACTGCATCGTTCCTGACTTGCTGCGGCTTCGTTTAAAAGATTCGTAATTCCGTTCGCCGTTTGCGTTGCGGTGTTTTCAAGGTGTCCTTTTATTCTGTCGGAATACTCGCTTATCTTATCACCGTACTTATCAAGATATTTCTCAATACCCTTCTGAGCATTGTCAACAGCAGCCTGAACATTTCTTTTAACTGCCGATGTAAGCGGCTCGAAGGATTTCATCAACTCTTGCAATTGCTTTTTAATAACGTCAAATTTCACGGAACTAACACTCTGATTTAAATCATCAACACTGCTTTTCGCAAGCTCCGCACTTTCGGCAATATCGTCAATATCGTCATTTTTTTCGACTTCTTTGTTATCATCTTTGCTATTGTCACTATCATTATCCTCATCGGGCATTGACAGAACATTCAAATTATCAAAGCCGGCAAGCTGACCTTGTGCTTTTTTCTGTGCCTTCACAGTGTCTTCTATATCTTCTTGAGCCTCTTCTTCCGCTTCGGAAACGTCCTCCGCTGTATCTGCCGCAATATCTGAAATCGCTCCGCCTGTGTTCTCTGCTTCGCTCAAATCCCAACCGAACAAATCGGCAAGTACCTTTGTCGCTTCACTTGCCGCCGATGTCAAGGTTTGAATAGCAGATGTAATTCCCTTTACAATCGGAATAAGCGACTGTAAAAGCGGCTTTCCGATTACGGCTTTAAACTGTTTCCAAGCTTCTTTTAAATTGCCTGTTACGTTCTCCCAACCGTCAGCTTCTCGTGCGGCTTGACCCATAGCTCCGGAAAGAGCATTAGCGTCTTTAACCATTTGTAAAAGTGTCAGCTGTTTCTGAGCTTCCGACAATTCCATAAAGGATTTACCGTAAAGCTTATTCGCCGCCGCATTTCTTGTAGTTTCAGTACACGATATACCCAGAGCTGCATCGTTTGCATAATTGCCTTTTAAAAACGACCTCAGACTTTCCGCTGTATCTTCGATTGAACGGTCATAGTATGCGGCACTGTCTGCGGTTACTTGTAAGGCTTCCTGCATCATATTCAAAGCGTTCACGGAATCCATACCGCTTGCCTTTGCAAATGCATAAATCTGCGTGCCTGTACTCTGCAAGCGTGTTTCCAGAATACCGCTTTCGTTTGCAACTTTTTGAATAGCGTTTCTCGCTTCGTTTTCAAGAGTTCCGAAAGTCTGTTCAAGCTGAGCATTCAAAGCTTTAACCTCAGCCGCCGCTTCAACGCAAGCCTTACTAAATGAAACTACCTGTTTCACGGCAAAAACACTTATAATAAGCGTACCTAATTTTTTCACGGCAGAACCAAGCGTCGAACCGATAGACTTAGCCGTATTACGAGCTTCGTTTCCAAGCTCTTCTACCTGTCCGGCTGCATTTCCGAGGTGCTGCGACAAGCTTCCGGCATTTGCACTTAACCCCTGCGTAAGCTGTGAAGAACTGTCACGGATAGAATCCGTCATATTCTGTGACATCTGCGACATACTGTTTTGAACATCGCCTGCAATCTGAGCAGATGTATTTCTGAAAGTATCCGTCATATTCTGCGACATCTGAGCCATATTGTTTTGCATATCGCTTGCAATTTGAGTTGACGCATTTCTGAAAGTGTCGGTCATATTTTGTGACATCTGATTTACGTTATTCTGAAATCCGCTTGTCATCTGAGTAAGACTGTTTCCGATACTGTTTATACTGTTCTCGCAGCCTGTCAAAGCTGTTCGGAACGCTTCGGATAACTGAGTACTTGCATTTCTCGCCGCTTCGTTGATAGCCTGAGTAAGTCCGTTTGTGTTCAATCCCAAATCAAACGACACCGCACCGACGCTTGTCGCATTACTGTTCGCCATTCTTCACACCTCCCGCAATTGAAATAAAGAAATTCTTCAATTCCTCTAAAATATTATCACGGCTTTTTTCCGATACTTTCAAAGCCGTTCTGTTTCTCCACTCGCTTCGGATTTTTCTTTGGTGCGGAGTAAATTTTTCAAGTATTTTCGGGTCGTTCTCGGCTCTTATCCGAACAATACGACCGAGGGGCGAATCTGCACTCAAACCCGAAAGTAAAGCACAAAATTCGTCCCACTTCATCTTTTTAAAATCCTCCGAATAAATTCTTACCCCATACTCCGATAAAAACGATGATACAATCAAATCAAAGTCTTCGATTATGTCGTAGCAGGGGTCGCCGTTTCCCCCTCGGAATCTCCCGAAACAAGCGACATTGTAATTTCAAAGAGGGTTTTAAAGTCCTTTACGTTCAATTTAAGAGCCTTGATTTTCTCAAAATCCTCTTCGGAGAAAATTGTTTTGCAGATACGGTTAATTGATTCAGCGTCCATTTTACCGTCAAGAAGCGGCATTATTTCAAGCATTGTCATTGCTTCGTCATTCACCGTTAAAATTACATCTCTGATTTTAATCTGCGGCTTTTCAAGACTGAGCTTTTCTGTAATATCAATAATCTTTGCCATTTTAAATATCTCCTTTTATGCTACTGTTGGTTTGCCGTTTGAAAGTACTTCAAATTCAAGCGGTGCGACGGCTGTGGAATCTCCCGAACCGAGTGCGGTAACGTTTACAACAGCATCCGAAAAGCTTACAACAGTTCCGTCGGGGAAAGTCCAGTCGAAATCCGCTTCGGCTTCTCTGCCGTTTTTGAATGCAAGACCTGCTACAAAATCATTGCCTGCGTCGCCGACATTTCTCTTCGCAGTTACCGAAATCGAAATTGATTTTGCTGTTTTAAGTCTGCGTGTCCAACCCTGCTGGTCAAACGGCGACCATTCCTCAACACCGTCATTGAACGATACCGAAAATGTCGTACAGTCGGCTATGGTGTTTTTTGTCGAAGCTCCCACAGCTCCGATTTTGAACTGATTTTCATAGCAAGGGTATACACCTGTTGTTGTAGTGTTAGGCATAATTAAACCGTCCTTTCGTAATAAATATCAAATTCAATCACACGCTCGTAAACTCCGTTATCGTCCGTGCCAACGTCCACGGGTTCGGACTGCAAAAGATTTATAAACTGAACGTGCGTATTGTTTAAATTCAATGAAGAAACCGC